CCGGTGGAGGAGAATGTAGCCATCTCTGTTCCTGCCGCGCCGATTAAAACATTATCCGAAATGCTGCGAATAATTAGATTAGCACTTGTTCCGCCATAAATTGCATTTTGAGTGCCAATAATAAATTTATCCGTTCCAGCAAATTGACCAGTTAAAGTTGCACCTGTTGAAGCGGTTGATGGGCCATTTATAATAAGGCGACCAGCCGCTGCGTTAGTCCCAATAGTTGTCGTTCCACTCGCGCTCAACGTCGTAAACGCGCCTGTGTTAGCCGTAGTCGCGCCGATAGGTTGTGGTGAAGCGAACAACTGCGTCAGCGTCGATTTGCGCAGTGCGGTGTCCGCGGCGCTGTGGATCAGTACGGTGTCCGCGGCGAGCGGTACAGTCTTCGCGGTCTGATCGGTGATGGCGCCAGGCAGCAAAATTGCCGCGTCGGCCAGTGCGTTGAGATTGGTCGCGGTTACTTGGTCGCCGGTGCTGTAGGTCGTGCCTTTTTGAATTTGTGCCATGTGAGTAGGTTTAGAGGATTAGTTTAGGGTAGCCCCAAGTCCCGTCGGCCAGTAGTGCTTTTTTATTGGCTCCATCTCCAGCAGCCGCGGCTGGGACGAATCCTTTGGTTCCACCTGATCCGCTGTCGCCAACGTAGGTTGGAATTGTGTTAGATGTCACGCTTGTAATGCGTCCTGTAGAGTCTACGACGATAGTCAATGTCGTGGTGGTGCTGCCGTATGTGCCGGCCGTAGCGCCAGACGCTGCAACTGCTACGGTGACCGATGCGTCAGCGTTCGTGATGCTGACGCCAGTGCCGGCCGTAAGCCGCGCCGCCTTCCAGAGACTGTTGGTCGCATCACGCACCAGCAGTGCGCCGGCCGCAGGTGCGCTGGTGATCTGCACGTCGTGGATCTCGTCAAGTTCGTAGCCATTCTGGACACGGACGTAGAGTTGGCCGTTGCCGTTGTTGGCCCGCTCGACGATGCCAACGTAAACTAAATGATTTGGCGCATACGGTTTTGTGCTAGTAACAGATCCCGCCGTGGCCCCAAGATAGAGCGTATCGCCATCCGTAAAGCTGCCAAGATTGAGTCCATCGACGACGCCAACCATGCGAATGTAGCCAGAATTGTTGGCACCAATTGAAGAATCCAATACCACACCCACAGTCTTTGCGCTGGTGGCATCGCTGCTATTGTTGGCCAGCTTTACGCTCATCCGATTGCCGGTGGCGCCAAAAGCATAGACGACCTGTCCCTTGGTAATAGCTACCGACTCAGCGTTGGTGACGTATGCGTCGAGTACATTCTGCGCAGCCGCAACGTCTGACGATAACTCATTGATCGCATCTTGCACCGTTGTGCTTGAGATCGTGCCAGACGGCACGTTAGTGATCTGTGATGCGGTGTAGTCACCGTTGGCCGAAACTACCGCTCCAGTGCGCGTGAATACCGACGTGACCGGCGCCGTTGGATAGCTCAGTTGCGTCCAGCTCGTCAGCAGCGAAGGAGTTGATCCGGTGATGATCCACGTCGTGCCGAGATCAGTACGGATGCACCAGTCGCCCTGCTGGCCGGTAAGCGCAAGCATCGCCGCCTCAGATGCCACCGATCCCAAGTAGGTGACAATGGAGATGTCTGGAATCTGTGAAGCTGTGAGTTTGCTGTCGGATCCAAGAGTTGCGGCGCCATTTGCCGCTCCAGCAGTAAGAAGTGCTGCACTTCCAAGGCCAAGATTGGTACGCGCATCAGATGCCGTCGTGGCGCCGGTGCCACCATTGGCAATTGCAACTGTGCCAGTCACGTTGCTGGCAGTTCCAGTCGTGTTCTGATTGAATGTTGGAAAGCTGGTAAGGTTGGCTGCAGATCCGTTAGGTGCCAACACGTCTGTTCCGATCACCAGCCCAAGGTTTGTTCTGGCTCCAGATGCCGTTGTCGAACCAGTGCCGCCATTTGCCACTGCGACTGTTCCTGTGACATTTGAAGCCGTGCCAGTGGTATTCTGGTTAAGCGTTGGAAAATCGGCTGCAACCGCAATGGATGGCACGCCTGTGCCGGTTGTATTTTTTAAGATACCAGTGCCAAGGCCGGCCAGTGATGTGCCGTTGATCTTAGTGACCGTAGCAGTTAGCGCCCCGGTAGATCCTGCCGCGGTAACGTCGCCAGAAATCGAGATCGTCTGGTCGCCAGTGTTAGTTCCTGAGATATTCGTGCCGGTTACCGTGCCGGTTGCAGCGACGGATGACGGTGTGATGGCGCCGAGCGTCAGGCTGATGGCCGGCGTCGTGGTCGAGTTGGCTACGGTGCCGCTCACGCCATTTGCAGTGGTCACGGAGACGCTCGTCACAGATCCCACGCCGGCCGCAGCCCATGACGTGGTCGATCCATTGGTTTGAAGTACCTTACCAGAATTGCCGGCCTGGCTTGGCAGAAGATCGTTCGCATCAGGCGCGACCCATGTAGCGTCTGCGCGAAGAAATTTCTTGGCGGCGGCAGATCCTGACGTTGGCGCCGGCACTAGACCATGCGTGCCACCGGATCCAGAGTCGCCCACCATGTCTGGCAGCATGCCATTGAGCGTGGACATGTCCAAGTCACTCGGGGCGCCGGTACCACTTGAGCGACCCTTGACCGTTGGGCCGGTCATGTTGGCCAGCTTCGCATTCGTGACTACGCCAGGCTGGATCGTGGTCGTGATCGACGACGTGCCAGATCCAGCAACGTCGGATGACAGCGTGATCGTCTGGTCGCCGGTATTCGTGCCGCTCAGATTGGATCCGCTGACCGCGCCGACAGCCGTGACGGCATCTGGCGTGATTGAGCCAAGCGCCAAGGTGATGGATCCAGACGACGTGATCGGGCTGTCGGTTACAGTAATCCCATCCGTGCCAGTAATGCCAATGGATGTAACCGTGCCGCCGCCGGCAGCAGCAAAAATCTGGGCAACCGTGGCCCTCTTGTTGGTCGAGGTGTTACCGTCCACCATGACGGTGTAATCCGTGGTGTTTACGGTTGTGGCTACTGGTAGCTGAGAGATTTTTTTATCAACACTCATTCAACGATGATTCGCCCGCCATCTTCCAACAAGATTTGCCTGTTGGACTCCTCGAGATTGAGGTAGGCCAACAGTTGGTGAACTTTGCGCAGCCGATTTAACAGCGCACGCATTGATTAGTCCGTAAACGGAGAAGCGACAACGCGAGCGGCGCCGCTGTTCTGAATGAATTTAGCAGCCTGAGCGCGTTGGCGGCTCCAGAAATCACGATATCCAGCAGCGAGCGAGTGACCATTCGTTGCGCTAGGAGTGCTGCCATCAGTCGTGCAGTATACGCTCGCGTTTTTGACCTCAACCAAAACGTAATGCGTCTGGAGATCAAAGGCGCTGAGTTGTACGGCGCTGGTAGATACAGCAATTTCTTGCAGGGTTTTGCCAACGTGTGGTTTCGGATAAAGATTAACAGCTTTTGTGAGTTGCATGGTGGTTTTAGTAATTGAAGAAATTCATTCTGCGAACTTGGCCTTCGCTAAGTAGAATGCGTTCGACTTCTTTTTGACGAGTCTGTTCAGCATCATTTTCAGCCAACTGAGCCTGATCATATTGGCCTTCAGCTCGCAGGTAATCAGACAGTGCGGCACGTGCCACATAGTCACCAAGAAAATATGGAATCTCGACCTTTTGCCAGTTCGACGCATTGCTTGATGGCGATTGATTGGCCGACGTTGCGACAATGCAGTTGTAGAGATTGCCTCGAGGTTGTTTACCAACGCCCGGAGTAAACGATCCGGTATTTGAGCTGGTGTCAAAATAGACCTGAGCGCCTACAGAGTATGCCACGCTTGCGCTCCAAGCATCGCCATACAGTTCTGGATTGCCAATACGGTATTCAATCCAGACAGGACTCACGTTCTCCATCAGATTGATGTAGCTGTTTGTGCCGTCCTCATACAAAAAATATTTAACAAGATGCGCTCGAGTAGTGAGCCGCGGATCTGCGTTGTAGACATTTAATACCTCGCCAACATCGTCGCCCAAAGTTACCGTGCGGATGCCCTCGGCATCTGTGGTAACAGGATCGCCTGGCGTTGTGGTTACGCGAATGAGATCAGGCCACACGTCGCTTTTCCAGACGTTGTCCAGCCGGCCACTCGCAAAGTCGCGAAATTGTGCGAACATCTGCGCCGTGATGCTCGAGCGGTCAAGACCCGCAAGCTGAAGATAGCGATAGAAAACAGTGCTGAGATCTATTGTGCGCATGAAATGCTTCTTCCAAATTGATCGAGGATGCCAATCTTGCTGCCGTCGCTAGTAGATTTACCGTAGCCGACCTGTAGCTTAGTAGCACCGCCCTTTGTTTCCAGACCAGGGTTATCCCTTAAAAATTCTTTAATGAATGCATCATTTTTCCAGCAGTCGTAGCCAAGTTTTTGACCCCAAAAGTGAAAAGAGGAGGCAGGAATCCGAGCGCGTAGACGGCCTAAACCATCTACGCCTCGGTGATAATTTTGGTTAATGGCCGAGGCTTTTTTGGCCTCAATCACGCCCAAAACCTTTTCCTTGTGCCAGCCCCGACGAAACTCGTCCAGTAGTGGCTTATAGAGATCGTCGGGGACAGCAATCATGATTAGCTCGAGAAGTCGAATTTACCGAACGCGAGCGGGTTCTTGACGACAAGACCGGCGACGGCCTCGATCAAGCGGGCAGGGCCGCCACCGTAGTCAGGGAGATCCTTGACTTCTGGGAGGCTGGAGTAACGGATTTCGCAGAGATCCATTGGGATGACGTAGCCTTTGTAAGCCGCGGGCATGAACGCATCAGGATGGAGACGAATGCGACCGAAATCGCCTTCAAACACGTCAACGCTCGAGAGGAAGGTCTCGGAATCGGCCTCACGGTTGAACGTGCGGATCGAAGAAGCGGTGTTGGTGTTGGCGTTTTGGCTGGTCGTGAAGAGCAGGTTCGTGAAAGCGCGTTTGACCGAGCTGCCAACGATACCGTCGTAGTCACGGAAGGTGCCGGTCTGACCCCAGATGGAGGTCAGGAGACCTTGCACTATCGACTCATCAAGCGTCGTGGAGGCAGCGGAGCCACCAACGATGCTGGCGGAAGGCGTGCGGAAAGCAGAGGGGACAGCAGGGGTGCTGCCGCCGCTGGTGCTGATCCAGGTGCCCATCGCTTTGGTGAGGTAAGGGTTGGTGCCGTTATCAGCCTGGCCATCGTTGGCCGAGAGAAAAGTCGCTTCCATATCTCTTTTTAAAAGAGAAATTCCCTTTGCTACCATCCCTGCAAGTTCGTCCTTCAGACCGGCGACGATAGAGACATCGACGGAGAGAGGAGACACGCGCACGGGACGACGGAACACTTGGACGTAGTTGGCCAAGAGAGCGCGACCCGAGTTAAGATTTTGGTAATCCGAGGAGGTGACATCCGTACCGTCGACGGTGCCGGTGGTGGCAGTCGCGGGGAAGTTGTCAGCCTGCCATTGGAGGTAGGTGTTGCCGGGCTTAGAGCCTTTGGGAGCCATCGCGACGAAAGGGGTGTCCTTCGCATCGACAAGCGAGATATAGTCAGCGAGATCTTCGCGTTTACCGACCTGAGAGCGTTCGTAGAGTTGAGCCATTTTAGTAGTTCCTTAATTATAAAAACTGCTGGAGAAGCACGTCTTTAAGGTTGCTGGCGTTGGCAGATTTTCTGAATTTTGCTTCAGCGTTTTTAGCGTCACGTTCTTTTGCCGTAACGGTCGCTGGAGCGGAGCTTGATCGAGTGGGTTGAACTGGCGCTTTCTTAACCACAGGCTTTGCGGCCGCAGTTTTTTGTTTAGCGTAATTGCTTTCGCGTTCAGCCGCCCCGCGGATGTAGTCACCGATCACCATCTTGTAGTCTGGGAACTTACGGATTTCGGGGAATGCCTTGAGCATGTTTTGCGCAATTGCATATTCCCGAGTCGTGCGATCCTTCCACCATTGGTATTCGGATTCTGCCATTGGATCAATCTGCGAGCGAGTATTTACATACTGAAGCTGTTTGGGCAGATGTTCCTCTAGTGCGTCGAGTGCGTTGAGCTTAATGCGTCGAACATCTTCTGCTGAATACTCGGTTTCTTTGCCCACCTTATCTTTTACGGTGGCACCGTCAGCATTTTCTTCGCACCAGCGACGAACCCTACGCGCTTCCGCGAATGCGGCATCGACCTCGGCCTGCGACTGAAGGTGCAGGTAAGGATTGTCCGCTGTAGCTTTGACTGGCGCGTCCTCTGTGGCCGGCCGGGTGTTTAGCTTCAACGTAAGATCCGCGATCTGAGCTTCCAATTGCGCCGCCTTCGCTTCGGCTTCCTTGCGGAGAGCAGTCAGCTTGTCGATTCGCTTTTGGGCGCCCTTGGGCAGTCCCTCTTCAACCGAAGCCTCAGTCTGTTCAACGTCTGCTTCCTTAGAAGTGTCTTCCACAGTTTCCTGTAGAGTGGTTGTGTCTTCGGTCGCCTCGGCATTTGCCGGGGTTTCCTCTGACGTGGTTTCCGCTTTGTTGTCAGGTGCTGGTGCCTGTGCCGGCTCGTCCGACAATGATCGACGAAGCAAAGCACTGAGCCTCTCTTCGCTGATTTTACCGAGCTTATCTGCCACGGAGGTATTGAGAGGTTTATCCGCGCTCGTTCCGTTGTCCGAGGGTGCGCTCTCTACTGTCGTTGTACTATCAGGCATGGTGTTTTGTGACCGTCCAAGAGGTCGTGCAGCGTTGCTCAGTGGCGCCACGCAGAAAGCCCTTGGCGCGGATCAGACACCAAGGGCTTATTCCAGTCTATAAATCAGTCAGGAAAGGTAAGGTCTACCCACCTTTTACGCTGATCATCCAGCTCCGTAACGCTTCTTGGCCTCGTCGCGCAGTTGGTGCAGCGAGATCAAGAAGTCGTTGAGAGCCTCGGCCCGGCCGGCGGCGTGGATGCGATACTCGCCGGTGGTTTCGCGGTTGATGGCGGTCTCTACCTCGTCTTGGATGCAGTCGCTGGCGTGGGCCAAGATTGCATTCCAGAGTTTGTTCTCACCATCAAACGCGAAGGATTCTAATTGGTCTGGTTTCATTATTGTTGAGGAGCGGGCGGCGTGTTGCCTGGCGTGACACCAATCTTGCCGACTTGTTTATTTTGCTGCTGTTGCATCGAGAACTGGAGGTTCTTCATGTATTTTTGCAGCAGTTGTTGGAATTGCTGGTCAGTCTTTGCGGCCTGTTGAGCCTTTGGATTGCTCTGCAACACTTGCTGCGTGTACTGCAGCTTGGAAGCCGCGGCGGGATCGTTCTCAACGTACAACGCCTCATTACCGAGCATCATCATGCCGATATCATTCTGAACGTCCCTAAACATCTTTTGCGAGGCGCCTTTTTGATCGACGATCATGGTGCGAGCCGCATCTGGCGAGATGGCCATCATGATTTCTTGGATCAGTTGGTTGCGGTCAATGACGCCGCCGGCATCGAGTGGCACAACAAACTGCGAGATCGATTGCAGTTTTTTCATGACGTACTCGTTGTCCATGTCGCGTACGTCGTACTTCAAGATGAAGTCAAACTGGCCGGCGATTTCGCTGATGTTTTGTGGAAGCGGCATGTTAATCACGCGCTGAATCTCCTCGGCCGGCATGTACTGCAGGCAGAGCTGGAAGGTCTGGCTGAAAATCTTGCTCCAGACGCCGAACCAATTGTTGATCTCCTTCTGCACGATCACCTGCTGCTTTGCGGGCGGAACGCTCGGGTGCAGTAGGCCAAAGTAATTGGCGTGACGTGACTCGACCTGGTTGATCACCGACATCGCCTCAGAAATTGGCGAGCGTGGTGGATCCATGAACTGGTAGTCGTCAGACTGCGTGACCGGCAACTGCACGCCGGGGCCGATCTTGTTGATCATGCCGATACGTTTCTTGACGCGGATCGGAGGCAGCGTGGTGAACGCGGTACGGTCACGCATCGAGTCATGCTGCGCCTTGATCTCGTCTTGATCGGTCATGGACAGCTCTGGAATGCCGCGGGAGTCGCAGATCGCCCGGCGCAAACGCTCACGACGGTATTCAATGAACGGATACTCACCGTGCGCGTAGTCGAGCAGCTCATGCTTGCCATACATGTCTTGGCCCAGCTCGGGACAGAATACGGTGTAGTAGATGGCCGGCGAACCGTTGTCGCTCAGTTGGCGGGTGTACGCATGCACGACCTCAATCAAGTGATCGTTGCGCACCGTGCCGGTGACGTTGAGCGCCGTGGTAACGAGATTGGGATTGTTGTACCAGCTCTGGCGACCTTGGGTGACCGCGGCCTTCTGGCAGAACTCGCCATCCCAGCCGGCATTTTTCTCCATCGCCTTCAGCTCGACCTCAGTGAAGTACTCGCGGCGAAAGATTACGCGGGCGCGTTGCAGATCAATGGTCTCGGGTGGAAACGCGACCTCATCAAATGGTTTGAGCGCGGTGATCGATGGCAAATTCTTTTGGATGTATTCTTCCTCGTACTCGCCGGTGCCGGTCTCGCGCAGTTCCTTCACAAACTTCTTTGCATCGCGGATCGTGAGATCGGGCAAAAAGGTCGTGACGATATCCGCGGCCTGCTGCTCGGCTTCGGGATTCGCGATTAGCGAAGGAAGCTGTGCGATAATGCTGTTGGGATTCTGCGCCGCAGCTTGAGCCGATATCTGCATGACTTGCTGCATCGTGATCTTCTGCATGCGCGTGCCGGTCTTCTGATCCCAGGCAACGTGGGCCACGCTCCAGCCGTACTGCTGCGTGTATTGAGCGAGCAGCTCGGACTCGCGCTCAAGTTCGACCTTGAGCTTGTTCTGACGGATCCAAGTCATCAGCTCGCTGGCGGCGGCGGCGGTGCCACCATCGCTGATGTCGACGCCCGAGATGTTCAACTGGCCGCGCACAAATGCGGTGGTCAGATTGGCGACGATCTCGTTAATGGTCGAGTCGATCAGACGGATGCGGACATCGCTGGCGCCCTCAAATGGAAACACCTGCTCGCCGTCTGGCCGAGTGCTCGACCATTTCTTGCCGTCGTCGGTCTGGCCTGACCATTTGCAGAATCGGACGGCATCGTTGCTGTCCACGCGGCTCACGTTGTTGCCGGTGTAGAGCGAGCGTTTAAACTCGTAGTTCAGATAGTTGACGTCCGGCTTTTCGGTAGCGTTGGCCAGTTGGTCGGTGTGTGGATTGCCTGTGTCGGTTTTGTAATCGTAACTCATGATTGTGTTGGGTTGATAGTTTTCTTTTGGGGAAAATTGGCGCCGATATGCTCGAGCACCTCGTCTCGATAAAATCTGTGCAAACCGCCGAGCGTGCGATAGGTGCGCAGTCGCTCCTCATGCCGCAGCCGGTCAAAGTACTTCTCGTCGAGGCCGGTCAGCTCACTGGCCTGCTTGCGAGTAATAAGAATGGGATAATCTTTCATTTAATAGGATCCACCACCAATGGCGGCGAAGCTGCGATTTGTGTGATGTTGCGGATCCATGACCGCCAGGTAGCGGAGGCAGTCAATGGGATCCTTGGTTGCGCCCTTGTCACCGTCGGCACCTGTCCACTCACGCAAAGAGTAGATCAGATTCTGGCAGCGATCCGAAACATAGAGCTTGGGTTCGTTTTGAATGGAAATTGGCATGTTCTGATTGAACGCGAGCCAGTCGTTAATCAGACCGACGCCCTCATCGACGCGGATGCCTGCCGCCGGCTCAAAGTACATGGGCGCAGGATCCGAGTCCAGCAGCTCCATCAGACTGGTGCCGCCTTCCTTGCCCGCGGCCTGAGTGGCGCCGGCGCGTGGATCGATGTAGCGGGCGAACATGGATTCCTTTTGCTCAAGATCCTTGATCAGTTCCTTGTAGTCGTTGATGCCGCGGCCGGCGCCGTTACGCTGGCCGATCCCGATCTTGCCGTCCTGCTTCTCGCTCGGGAGCGCCCACTCGCCGACGTTAATGTCTGGCCACTCGCGGTAGACGTAGTGCCGGCCCTGCTCGTCGACGCGCATCCACAGCATAAACCAGTTTCTGGATCCCGCAGGATCGACGACCATGTAGTTGGTGCCGGCCGTTGGGATCTTGTCGTGCGCAATAATATTGTGCTGACCAAATTTTGGGAACTGCGAACCCTGCAGCGACTCGGCCCAACCATACGCACGGATCTTCAACTCATAGGATCCGCGGCCATCCAGCGTGGCCTTCATGCTCTTCCAGTCCGAATACGGATTCAGATCCGAGTGAAACCAGATGACGGCGCCACGTTTGCCATGACACTTCGCGGTGTACGGCATCGTGCCCTTGGGCAAGCCTGGCACGTTGATCGTGTCGGCCAGTAGCTCGGCCTTGCGTGCCGTCAAGAACGTCGAGCCAGACACATATTCTTTCACGACCGGCGAGTAACCTGTGACCGGCGTGAACGTCAGCAGCAGCACGCCATTGCGGGTAACCAAGCGATACCGCAGCGTCTCGATCCAGTCGAGCGGCACCAACTCATCGCACCAGATCATGTCGCACTCGCCGCCCTCGATGACCTTCTTGTCCTGCGCGTAATTCATGAAGAAGCACTGCGACTTATTGGGCAGCACGAACGTGTTCTCCGAGAAACCATTCTTCTGGGTGTAGGCCACGTTGGTGATCTTGGTCTTTCTGGCCAGCTTGTACTCGGGCGGCATGTACTTCCACATGACGTTTTGCTGCATCTGAATCGACGACATGTTGGTCGTGTGCAGGCACCACACTCGAGATTCTGGCCGAGCAACAAGCAGATTGATGGCCCGCTTGGCGGCGTACTCGGTCTTGCCGGCGCGATTGCCACCGTTGATCAGCAGCTCGCGATGCTTGATCAGTAGCTTGTCGGCGACCTTCCAGTGCTCTGGCTCGTAGCCGTGCCGGTACGGATCGCACTTTTCGGCGACGATCTTGTCCTCGCGCAATTGCAGCCGGCGAGCGGTCTCCTCGGCGCCATGCTCGTTCACAAGCCGCTTGATGTCCTCAATCGTCGGCGAGTACAGCACCGGATGCGGCGTCGGAACGTACTTTTTTAAGATGTCAGACATCAGACCGCGTCCTCCTTGTCGATACCGGTAAAGTAAGGCCGATCATACGTCAGCTCGATGTCGGTGTGGTAGTCCGTCGAGCGTCCCTGCCAGCACACGCGAAATTCCACGCCGGCGTTGGTGTACAAAATGCCGGTCACGATGCCTGGCATGTCCTCCGTGCGATGGTACACCAGGTCGCCAATCTTGAAATTCACGCGGTCAGCATTCATGCGCTCACCACTTCCCCGGAAACCGCGGCTGGCGTGCCGCCGTTAGTATCCCATCGTACTTGCGCACCGGGATGATCATATTCGGCTGGAAATTCAGCGAATCCTTCACGCGGCAGATCGTCTGCCTGCCCTCAAATTCCACCGAGATCGCCTTACGATTGGCGAACTTGTTGGCCAGTACCTTGGCCTCGTCCTTCGTCCACCAGCCGGGGCGACCATGCTCCAAGATCAGCCCATTCTGCGGCAGTTTTGGGATCTTGTCGTCAGGGTAGCGATGCCCCTCGACCTCCTCGAAAACCTCAATTTCCACCACCACCGGCTTAACCTCGGCCGGCTGCTCGCCCAAGATGCGCTCCATCGCCTGCACGCCGGCATGCGTATACCACACGCTCTTCGGGCGCCCATCGTAGTCCCAGTGGTCACCCTTGGTCAGCCGGCCGCGGAGCTTGCCCATCTCGATGCGAGACATGCCAACCTTGATGGCCAGCTCTATCTCGCGGATTTGATATTTGGATTCAGTTGTCATTTGGTTAAAGCATTTAAATCGGCATTGTGGCCGGTCTCGGCGTGCCAGGTCTTCGCCGGAATCACCCGGTAACTTGAGAAGACCCCATCATTCTTGCGCACAAAGCTGTCATCCTTCCACACGATCCGATTATTCGGCTGCGCCGCAATCTGGCCGCTGCCATCCTGCAGCAAAAGCAGGTGATAGCACTTGTGCTCTGATGGGTACTGGCTCCAGCCATTGTCGGTATGATCCAGCGTAAACCAGTAAACGGCCTCAAGAATCTGGCCAGACCTCGTCTTCACCGTGCAGGCCATCTCGCGCAGGTACTCGTACGCCGTAACGCCAAATTCCCACCCGTGACAGTCCCAGCTCTGCAGCTCATTCAGCGGATGACGTGGGCCAGTGGGTATCTCGTGCCTCAATTTATGCAGCGGGATCCTGGCCCACTGACTGCCGGCCTCGGTCATGATCGAAAAGTGCAGCGCACGCGACGGCACCGAGGTCACCCCAAAGATCACGCAACGGTCAAAATCGGCGCCATCCTCGACCTTCCCACGCAAGATCCCAGCGTCCACCAGCCCATACAGGTGCCGCGGCGTCGATGCATTCAGAGCGTGGTGGTGGCTATTCATAAATTCAGGCGTGCGTGATCCCACCGGACATTTCCAGCATCCACGCACGCCCTCCGGTAGTAGGACTCCAACCTACACGTCGAGAATTGGCCCAATTGCGTCCAATCGGCGCCTCTCGATTCATATGCTTTTGATCATACCGGAATCCGCTGATGCTATGCACCAGACGGAAAATCATGGAGCCACCTGCTGGATTTGAACCAGCGACCGTCTGTTTACAAAACAGATGCTCTGCCAACTGAGCTAAGGAGGCGCTTTTTGTAAAAAATTTTTCCGCAAGATAACCCGTCGCGTTGTCGTCCCGCGGCAGCCAGGGGTACCCCCCCCGCCCCCCTTTTGGTCGACGCACAATCTTCATTATGTTTAATATGTCCATCGTCTGTGACCTAAGCGGCGGACATGGAGTGGGTTACGTCGATTACGTCGCCATCTGAACGCTTGGAATTAGCGATCAATTCGTTAACCGCTGCGGTGTCTATAGTTAGGCGATGCTCGACGACGGTTGTTGGAACGTCGCCGTTCAAAATCGCGGCCTTGTCCAAAATAATCCCTAGTGCGACGGATAACCCTACCAGCTGTGTCGGCTTGATTTCTTGGTGCTCCATCTCGTCGATGCCACGCTCGATAGTTGAGGCGGTCTTATTGGCCAAGCGTTGAAGGCTTGCGGCCATGTGAGACTTGAAGAGGGTTGGCTCGCGTTCAATGAGCCGGTCACGGATGACAGCGATGGTGCTGGTCGAACTGTGAACTTCGCGTGCGATGGCGTGGAGTCCCATGCCTTTCTTGATGAGAGCCTCGATAGCCTTGATCTTTTCCGGGTCAACGTGAGTGGCCTTAAAGTTCTGAAGATCCTTCCCGCGGGCAAGTTTTTGGTTAACGGTCAGCAGCGCACCTTCATCAACTCCACCCACCTTCTCCTCGGTTATGCTCTGATCTTCCATGTTTCTTTTGTAACTCGGGGTTCTTCCCGAGACAAAAGATTTTTGAAAATAGTGATTGATCCCAACGATGGGTTATGCATTGTAGAGCGCATCAACCCAATTCCCCCTATGAAAAACAACAACAGCATCACGATCCTCCGCAACAAACTCACCGGATTCTTTTTCGACGGCACGAACTTTTCTGCAGGCGATGCGTTGAAGGCCAAGCGTGTGAGTGGCGATGTGTCCGAGGTCGCAATCAAAAGCATCTGGGGCGAAAACACCCAAGTGATCACGATCTCTGACGAGCAGATCAAGAAGCTAGAATTGTCTGATGAGTTGGAGGCTCGCGCCAAGGCTCACCGCAAGAATGCGCTGTCGATCAACCACACTGGCGTAGTCGGCCAGCTTGAAGGTGCCGCGACCCGCCTGCAAAATCGCTCGAACCGTTTGAGCTTCGAAGTTTACACCTCGTTCCCAAATTACGGTCGCAACGCCTAATCCACACCAACACCGATGAATATAACTCACACGATTCAAAGTCTCGGCATCAAAGCCATCGAGCGTCCAGCATCAGAGCGTGGCACGTTTCCTCGTTACAGGGTTATTGTGGACGAGGCCGTGCATGAAATTAAAACACCTCGCGCATTGCAGAAGCTGCTGAACGGAATCTACGCCGAGCGTCCTGCAGTATTTGTAAACGCTGCGAAGTGCATCACCATCGACTTTGACCCATGAGCGACACACCCTATCAGCGCATGCTGCACTTGATCCAGAAGCACGCGCCGAGGCTAATGCGTGAGGGTGCATTTGAGGTGATAGAGCGTAGGCCAAAGCGCACGTCGTTCGAGCCGCATGAGGTGCGCAGAATGGTGCGTCTGAGTGCCGCGGGCAAAAGCACGCGAGAGATCGCCAATGAGATTGGCTGCTCGCAGGTGTCGGTGTGGCGCCAGTTGCGCAAAGCCTCACCACTTATCGGCAAGTGAACAGTTTTTGTAACATACAAACCAAAGTAAGATAACCCACAAAACCAAAGTACAATGAGTCACTCCAATGATTTAAAACGCGCCGAGTATCTCGGACGCCTGCTATGCATAACGCGCACGCTCGACTACGATCTCGAGCTGCTGACCAAGGAGCAAATGATCTCTCGCCTGATGGACGGCGCCAAGACCGGGCGCGAGATCTGGGACGAGCTGATCAAGATGGAGCGCACCGTGCAGGAGGTTACAAAATGAAACCAACTGAGGACGTTTACCAATTTCCAGAAAACGGAATGAGCGCACCAGAAACCAAATTAACGGTTGAGACTACTGATGGCGCATATCAACCAGACTCTTTGCTGAGTTTCAGTCATGCGAACCGCGAAGTGCTACGCATCACGCACGATGGTCGCATGATTAAGGGCGAAGGCTTGTCCACCGAAGAAGCAACGCAAGAAGCTGCAAAGCTGCTGATCCAAGCGTTTGAGGAGCAGATTCAGAAGATGGTGGATGCGCGGGTTGCCGCTGACACAGCGCGGCTGGATTGGTTGGGGAAATCATCCTTCGCCAAGTTCTACGAAGGCCCGTGCGTTTGGCGCATTAACGGCGATGAAAAAACAGAGGGAGATACATTGAGAGACTCCATCGACGCCGCAATGAAGGAGGCCAGCCAATGAGCGCAGACAAGATATACAACACTCAGTATGGCTTTGTATTTGGGTCTGCCGTAGTCACTCGTATATGTCATGGATCTAAATGGGGCTACGTTTTAGAGGTTTCTGGCGCGAAGCAAAGAGTGGAAATTTGCGTAACTCCGTCTGGCAGAATACGAGTCGGGCCAATCATTACACGCAAGGAGGCCAGCAAATAAACCCATACACTTCCCCACAACATGTCAAAATTAACAATCAAACTCGCCAAGCAAATTAAAAGCAAAGTCGTTATCGATGATGAGTTTCGTGTGGTGGCGTTAACCTACCGATCTGCCTTGGTTACATTGCGCAATGTGCTGCGCAAGCATGGCCGAAAGATTGAGGCGGCGTGGTATCACCGCTGGACGGATGGCCAGCACTGCTGCGTGACGCTTCTCATCAAATACTAAGCACGCAATCTCAACCCTAATGTTAACAACCTACGTTATGAAAGACAAAATCATCACCCTGCTGCTGACTCTGGCGTTTTCGGCCCTGATTTTGATGCTCTGGCCTGTGCTGGCGTACATTTTCAAGATCGAAGACAAAGATAGCGACCCATAGGCAGGCCACGCTATTTGATTTCCCGCCATTTGCCGCCCGATATGGCTCAAGACCCCCATAACTCACATTATGGGGTTCTTTTTTGATTTAATGGTAACAATCCAAACCAATCATCCCAGGGCGCGCTGCCCCTTCGCCCGTCAGGAGCGAGAGGGGGCAATAAGCGCCCCTCTGCTTTAGTAGAAGCAGCCCCCTCACATAGCCCCCAAAATCATCCTTTCGTCATCCTATCGTCATCCTCTAAGGTCATGAACGATCTTGGCGAGTGCGTTATGCTGCTCAACTACCTGACCCAGTACACCTTGCAGATGCTTTACCTTGGCCAACGACTCGCGCACCTGGCGCTTCAAGTCGGCCATCTCGCCGGCGATCCTCATCCTCCGATCATCCTCCGATTCAAACGGCACATGCTCGGCGCCCTGCCAGATGCGGCCACGGGTGAGAAAAACAACGTGGCCCTTGTTGCGCAGGTAGTGGAATGTGCGCTGCGCGGTAGGCAGGTCGCAGCCTGCTTCTGATGCGATAAAAGCAAGTACGGCACTGCGTTCCGGTATGCGATCATGTCGTCGCGGCTCCATTCTGCGAAAAAGGTCACAGGTCATAGCTTGATTGTGGCCGGTGCGGTAACCGGCTTAGGTCTGAACATCACCGAGGGCGCGTATTCCCAGCAGATGCCGGCCTGTGCGTGTCGAAGTCGGATGGCTGATGCCGGGTTACCCATGAGATCCACCATGCCGCTGCGTTTGCCACGCTTGGTCAAGGTGAAGGTGAAAGTCGGATCGTCGCCCTGGCGTTGCAGGACGCCAACCTCTCGAGACCAGTTCGTGAGATCCGCGGAGCCGGCGCCGGCGTAGGCCAGATCCGACACGGTGCCCTTGGACTGGTCGCCCTTAGGTGGTTTCGGCATGTGGTGGAGCCAAATCCAGACGCATCCGGTCTCTTTCAGCACTGGATTCAGGTGGTTGCGCAGGAATTTGGACATGAACTTCTGTTCGGATATGTCGTCGCCGGCATAAGACAAGAGCGGATCCGCAATCATGAGGTCGGCCTTATGCTTCACGATGATGGATCGAGCCAACCGAATGAAGTCGGTACCCGTCTTGACCGTCTCGTCGTAGAATCGGATGTTGGCGTTGAGCGTCTCGATATCCTGACCGCTGAACCGCATTGCCTCGACGACGCCGCGGAATGCCTCGGCCATGTCGCCCATATCATTCTCGGCCTGAATGAAGGCAACGCGCAAAGGTTTGACGGGTTTGATGCCAAAGAAATGCCGGCCGAGGCCAAAGGTCAGCCCGAGTTGCATGGCAAACGACGACTTACCGACGCCAGACTGGCCCACGATGGTTAAAGACCCGCCGCGGCAGAGCCAACGCTTGCCGAGCACGTTGTTGGGATCGTTCTCGGTGTCGTACTCAAGCAACTCCTGCGGCGTAGTGGGATCTGCGATCTCGGACTGGTCGCGCCAGTCGATCCACTCCTGCCAGGTCGACAGGCCAATGTTGAGCGCCACAAGCTTCTGCTCGATGTCGCCACGCATGATGCCAGGAAGCCGGCTGAAGCGCGACGGATTCTTGTTGGCCTCGCACGGATCGTAGTCGGAGAGGTAATCGTACACAATGTCCCGGCGCTCATCAAACTCGGCCTTGTCGGTGGCGTCGACTTTCACCCAAGCGTGTAAACTGCGTCCACCAGAGTCGATCACCGCGGCGATGGGAAGCTGGCACTGCTGGATAATTTGCATCTGCTCATCCTTTGGCTTCTCGTCGAACTCGATAAGGCAATGCCTATAATCCGCGACGTTGGCGTCGGATCCGACATACAGGTCTGGCTTAGTCGGGTTTATGCGGACCCAGGCGCCGGCTTCCTTGCCGTCCCAGATGGCGTCGGGGAATCGCTCGAGCCAGCGCACCTGAGTCATAAATGTACCACTGGCCGACGGAAACCACTTTCCGCGCTCCTCGTCGTGTCGGGCCTCGTTGGTGATACAGATCCAGTCGGTGGGCAGGAAGACCGTCTCAAGGAATCGCTTGGTGGCCTCGTAGCCGGTCAGCTCGGTGCTGGGCGTCGCCACCGGTAATGAGCGCACGATGAACTTGCCGGTGGGCGACACGCACGATGGCCGACGCACGCTGACATCACCGATCAGATGGCCGGCCGGCTTGTCGTGCGGCTTCTTGATAGCCTCGTCGATCTTGTGCTCGAGTTCTCGAGTGCTCCACGGTGGAACGCACTTTGCGTTGTACTCGCCGAGCAGCCAGAGCGCATCGATTTTGTTGAGTGAGAAACCATGCACCAGCGCGACGGCCACGGTGTAGGTTGTGGAGTGACCGCCTGATCCAGAGATGGCGGGTGGGCAGTGCGCGAGGTACGCTCGAGCACGTTCTAAGATGGGATTCATTGGAATGTAATTGGAGTTATTGTGTGCAGTGCTGACGGAGCGCGATGCGTAGTGTTTCTACGAATACAATTGTTTGGGGAGTGATAGGTAATTCTAACAATTCAAATGCGGTGAGACACTGGCCTAACAATTCTCGCTGCGCCTCGATGGTACTATTTTTTTCGCTTAAGATATCTTTCATCGAGTTGTTCAAGGATGAGTTCCTTAACTTTGTTCTTTGTCTTTCGTCCGCGTTGAATCTCTCGGCGCCAGTCTTCACCTGTGATGGTATTGAAAATGTGATCGTAGTTTTCGCGGTAGTGCTCCGAGAAGCAGTTCCGCGGTGAGTCGCCCTTGCCGTTGTTCATTTTTTGGTAAAAAGATTTTTGATGTAGACGTAAATTTTAAGGAGTAACGACTGCCAGAAAAGAATCTTCACGTTGCCACCGATCACAACTGGCCGATCAGCCCAGCCCACGCGCACTCGAACTGGCAGGCCATCACTACGTTTGCAGTTCACGATGCGCACGTCGGTCGTCTTGCCCTTTGCGTTTTCCGAGTAATTGCCAATATCAATATCGACCTTCTCGATGCTGCCGCCGCCGCGAATAATTGTCACGTTGGACAGATCGATCTGCGAGGATCCACCCTTGATCGTGAATGCGTACAGCTTGCCGGCGCCCACTTGGCAGTTGCCGATGTAGATCGAGCGGCAGAATCGCATGATGTCGATGCCGTCCTCGCGGTTGCCACCGGACGGATTGATGATGCAGTTGTTAATGTTGGCACCCTCGACGTGCGACAGCTTTAGGATGTCGTCGTACTGCTCAGGGTTGGGCGCATCGATGGTATCGTTCTGGATCACGACGTTTTGTTCGTCGGCGTAGCTTTTGTAGTTTTTATCGCTCATGGTTTTTTGGAAAAAGTGATGTGCTTACCGTTTAGTACTCGAGACACGCAGGCCGGCGAACGCGACATGCGCTCGCAGATCAGACTGGCCTTCATGCCTGAGTGATGCAGCTCGAGGATCTTGTCGTGTTCTTCTTTTGTGAGAAAGTCACGCCGCGTGATGATCTGATCGCGCTCAACTCGAGGTTTCATGCCTTCAATGTTTGGGCCGTGGTTAAATTTATCAGCATGCTTGCGCAGGATAAACTCAATGTTCCGCAGGGTTTCGCTTGGGCTGTTCATTTTTTCTTTTTAGGCCGGCCACCCTTCTTGCCGTTGATGCGTGCGCTCTGCGCCTTGCGTGGAGTTTTAATGGATCCCAAGAGCGCCGCAGCGTTGATGGGTTTGTGACAGTGGGGGCAATTCATAGTGGTCGTGAAATTTTGTATCCTAGCTTTTGATAGGTTCTAACTCGGGCGAGAAATTGAGCGTGAGCCAGCGAAGCGCCGGCATCAACAAAGTCGTGGACGATGCCAAATTCTTTGCCTTCGTGCGCTCGCATCACGCGGCCTGCACGTTGCTCGAGCTTACCCGCGGATCTACCTCCAGCGGCAAGAATCAACACGCTGGCCCGCGGTACATCGAGTCCTTCGTCGGCCAGACTGGTTGCAATCATGCAGCGGAGTGCTCCACTGCGGAATTTTTCAATGGCTTCGGTGCGTCGTTTCTTGCCGATTTTTGCGTGAACGACAACGGAGTCGGCGATGTCGGCCTGCAGGCGCTCACCGTGTTCAACGGTTGAGACCAAGATCAGAATGCTGCCGGGTTCGCTTGTCGCTAGATCGATGATCTTGGCGTTACGTTTTGCGTTTGTTTTCACGACATCAGCGGTGGCCTGCCATCTTGCCCGGCGTTCGTGTTCGCTCCGATCAATAAATGGAAAGCGCCGGCACCTGCGTGCGGTCTCGGCAACGGTGCTAGATTCGATCTCATGGTCGAACTGACTCGGCAGATCAAGATTGTGCGCGACGACTGCACCCTGAGTGATGCTGCCGGTTGCCATGACCTCGGATCGTGGCACGGTGTAAAATTCGCGGAAGAAGTCCTTGAGCTGCAGATCGCGCTCGGGATCTGACCAAGGTGTTGCCGAAAAGCCCCAGATGATGCCCTTGCACCGTCCTATGGTGGACGCCCAAGTGACGGCCGGCATGTGGTGGGCCTCGTCGACGATGATGACATGAGCAGATGTGCAATCGGGTTGTGCCGCCACGCAGTGCGCCTCGATCTTGACTCCAAATTTGTCTGCGGCGTCCAGAGCCTGCTGCACCTGCTCTCGAGTGTTGGCCAGCCATACGATGCGAGCCTGGTTTGTAAACGGCGCTGGAGAATCTGACTGCATGCCGCGGCGTAGTGCGGCCGCAGCGATGAAGGTCTTGCCGGCGCCAGCAGGAGCAATAACAAAGCCTCGATTTTTACGCTGCAAGAAATCAACGGCTGCTTGTTGATATGGACGGAGATTCATTGAGTTCTTCCACTAAAGTTAAAAAAGCTCGGGTTGCGGTGGCTGGGACGACTCCGTTGCCAAGGAGTCGGAGTTCGTCGGTACGATTGTCACAGGTGACTGACAGCTCGGCATAGTCCAGCCCACTGGTAGACCCATCAGCGTCTCCACCCAACGAGGGTTTAATTTGCCTGTCGCCAATGATGTTCTCACTGCTTGCGCTGGTAGCGCATAATTCCCCGCTGAGTCCCTCATGTTTGGCCCGCTGTGTTGTGGGTCGCTGGCTTTCGGAGTTGCCCACGACTCGGGGCGGTTCCCATCCGTACTGGTGCTCGCCGGGACGACTAGGCCAGATTCCACTGCCTGCACCGCCACATCCAACGTATCCATTGATATCTTTCCATTCCTGATGCGTCCTCCCACATAGCCGCCCTTGTAATCTCTCGTCGATGAGGTGGGCCAAGATGAAGATCCGCTTTCTTTGGTGCGGAGCGCCAACTTCACTCGCGCTGAATATGCCCCACGTCGTTTCGTAACCGAGGCTTCCCAGTTCTTCAATGACTGCTCGGAGTCCGAGGCTGATGTGTCCTTCGACGTTCTCAAAGAAGCAAACTCGAGGCTGCATAAGTCGAATCCCATCTGCGATGAATGGCCACAGGTGTCTGGGATCTTCTGTGCCAAGACGTTTGCCGGCGGCGGAGAATGGCTGGCATGGGTAGCCGCCAGAGAGGATGTCCACCTTTCCACGAAACTCTGACCAAGGGAAGGTCTTAAGATTCGTCCAGATAGGTGCTGCGTCCAAGAGTCCCGCTTCCATTTTAGCGACCAAGTTCGCGCAGGCGTAACTTTCGATCTCGCTAAAAGCGATTGTGCGCAGATCTGGGATTGCTCGTTTAAGTCCGAGATCAATGCCTCCGTATCCAGCGCAGAGACTAACGTGTGTAATTGTTTGGGGAGTATCCATGTCATTGGGAAAATTTGCGCGTTGAACAGTCGCGCCCCTGCACCCGTTAGAACGGGTTGGTTTCTGGCAGATATTTCTTAATCTTCAGCGTCTTCTTTTCTTCCTTGGTGTCCTCTTTGACCCAGGTCTCTTCCTCAAGCTTGATCTTCACCTTCTGGCCAACGAACTGGCTCACGAAGTCTTGGAAGACCTTGGCTTTGGAAAAATCGAGTTCTTGGCCTTCGCTGATCTTGATCAGCGGAAGCGCAGCCAGCAGCGAATTAACGCGCCACCAGACAGACTCACGGTTGAGGAAATTATCAGACGCCACGCTGCCGTCTTCGCCGCGGAAGATCAGTTTAACGAGGTCTTCACCTTTCGTGGTGAGTGATGCCTCAGCCTTCACGATTTCGGTCGAGTAGATGCCGGGAGCATCAAACGATTTTGTGGAAGCGGAGGAACGGTCTACTTTGAATAGTGCCATGATTTTTTAGTTGGTTTGGGATTATTGGTTGTTTTGTGAAGTCGCCCATTTTGGGAGCGAAAGTGTTTTGACCTCGGATGAATACGATGGCCAGGAGTCGAACGCGATGCAGTTGCCGAGCATGGCAATTTGCTTCTGACGCTCGGCCTCGGCCAGCATCAGATCCGCGGTGTCCAGCTCGTACACGGCGACGGCATAGGGCGCCTCTTTTTCTACAGCTACAAAAAGAAATCGTGTCAGGTTCATGCCGAGTTCCTTTCCGAGTGCCAGGTAGTGCGCCGCCTGGACGTGGTAGCGATAGTTGGCCACGCTGCGGGCGAATCCTGCTGGCGTCGCGTCCTCGGTGGTCTTAAGATCTAGGATCGTCTCGTTGGTAACGTAGTCGAGCCGGCCTTTCATCAAAATGCCATCGATCTTGGCGAACAAAGAAACCTCGGCGGCGCCGGTGTTGAGTAGCTTCTTGACCACCGGATGCTGACGCACGCTCTGAGTCATCGCGTGAATCTGTGATGCATCGTCGTGCGTGATGATGTCTTTGCCCTCGTTCTCGGCCTTGAACTGCTCCCATATGCTTTTGCCTTCTTTGGTGCGACGATCCACGATGGGAGCGATGACGACGCGGTCAGCGTACAGCTCGGGCTGGAAAACGCTCATGTGGGTAAGCGTACCCAAGCGCATGGCCGGCGTCTCCTCTCGTTCTGCGGTGAGCCAGTGCTTGTAGTGCGCCGGCGATTTACGAAACTGGTCGAGGCCAGACTTGGAGATGCCGTCAGACTTGTGATAATTTTCTGCGGACAGATTGTAGTAGATGTTGGGATTCATTGGGTGGGATTATTCTTCGTTTTGGATTTCAACGTACTCGGAGACACGTTCGTCGCTGCACTTTGCCATGTGCATCAGACGACTTTGCCAGCCGAGCGGTGCGGCTTCGTACTCGGCTTCGAGAAGCGCCATGATGGCCTGCTCAAGGCCAAGCAGAACAGTAGCGCAAATTGCAGGATCCTCGAATGAATCGGAAGCGTAGGAGCCGGCTTCGGCGCTCGCTTCTTGGAGGATCTTTTGGATGTCGGGCTTTTCGCCATCGAACATAATTCGTTCAATGACATGCTCGAACTCTTCGCCGTATTGTTTGCAGCCTTCTTCAAAGGCGTCTTCGTCGTTGATGACATAGGCGTTACAGGAGTATAATTTTGCAGTGAGGAGGGTGACAGCTAGTTGGTGCATGGTTTATTTGGATTGAGAGGTTACGGCTTCGAGGAACATTTTGGAATTGCTGAGGATCTTTTTGGCAAAATCAGGAGCGACATCGCGGAAGGTCTGACCCTCGCTGATTTGTTTTTTGGCGATCAGGTAGGCATTAACGCTCTGTTCGTGGTCGATCAAGATCGCAGAAAGCTGGTCAGCGTAGGATTCAACGATTGGCTCGACCTTGATCGGATCCTGAGCCGGCGCCGAGTTGTTGGAGTCTTGGATCTCCTCGGGCGTGTAGACGCCGAATACGACCTCGGGCGCCAGGAGACGCACGGCCTCAGAAATGACGCGGGCGGTGAGCATCTGGCGTGGAAATTTGCGCCAGTTGTCCTTCATCTTGCCATCGCGTGAGACAGCCACGCCGTTGGTCACAAAGTCCTCGAGCTTGGCGCTGAACGGAAGCGAATTGCCGCGGAGCGTGAATGTGGCCTCGACAACCTTGTCGTCGCGCTTCGTCCACTTGACGGTACCGCCACTCAACTGGAATTTGGCCAGCATGGCATCAGCACGCATCGAGAGCTTGCCTTCGATCATGTGGTAGGTCTTGGCCAACTCGAGTGGTGGCTTCTTTTCGCTGATGCACTGGAGCGCGAGCACCTGGCCCTGCTCCACCTTAGTGCAGCCGAACATTCCGCTGGATGCGATGATCTCGCCCAGCCTTTCAACTGCAGCGAGCGGATCGCTCATGCGGTTATAGACATCTTGCTCATGGAGCGCGATGTGTTGCGATTGGCCACCTTGCGTGGCGATTGTGTATGTTGGGTTATTCATTGGACTGAGAAAAAGTGATGTGCTCTAGTGCGAGCGGGGATTCATTGGGGGCGGCGTTGGCGTAAAGCTGGCGCCGCCTTTCTTATTTGGTTGGATTGACTGACTTGGCGTAATCCAAGATCAGCAACGCATCAGCGGTCTTGAGCGTGACGTCGAGTGTCGGAAAACGCCGAACTGCTTCTGACTTCAACTTGTTTTTCCACTCGGTGGTGCCAGAGCAATCTTTTTTGGTGCCGAGCTTAAAATGCTTCTGCCAGTCGTGCGGCTTGACCAACACGACGCGGATTCCGAGCGCGGTGGCGGCGCCTTCAATGTAGCCAAAGTTACGAAAAAGAACCGCAGCCGACGATGATGGGATCGCCTTGCCGACAAATTTTGGGATGTCCTCGATCCAGATCTCTGGGTGTGGATTGCCGACGACTAGACCGCGCATCAGATCAATAACATCACAGACGCTGACCGGCATACCAGCAGCACCAATGGCGCCGTGGTTGTCCCACGCAATGCCGCCAGATGCACCCGGATCGACTGCGATGATGAGATTGCTCATAACGCCGCCTTTACTTTTGCCCAATATTTGTCGGCCAGATGAGCACGCTTGGGGCCAGCATTCCATATGCGGGCCTTGGTCTCGTCGCTCTTGCCTTTGCCGTAGTGCTCAGTAATGATGACAAACATCTCACGTGATTTAATCGGATCATATCGGTCGTTTAAAGTGTAATTCTTTTTGGAGATCCTGTTGGCATCCTTCACGGTTATGGGCCAGATCTGAGCTATTCCAACAGCGCGCCCCTGATCACCGATTGCCCTAGGGTTGTTGTTGCTTTCGACCTTGCAGATGGCCTGCCAAAGATCCGCTTTTAATGGCGCCGCCAGAGCGACGAGGAGTACGAGGTATTTCATTAAGTCGCCAAATTGAGCGCCGTGAAACCCAACGTCAAGTTATTTTTTATGACGTGCCGCGAATTTCAAAAAAGATTTCGTCGTTATCTTTTTTGCAATTACGTCGAGGTATGATTTCAAATTCGATCCAGCCTAGCGTTGATGGAGATCTGCCGGCATCGACATTGTAAGACACGCGACCATTCTCGTATGCGCGTAAAAACGAGCCAGTGCGTCCCAACCACGGTGTGCGTTCCTGTACGGTCAATTCTTTGCCGCCACTACTGTTGAGCACCAATCGAGGTGTCGATGGTATGCAGCCCTTTTTATGATCGTGGCCCATCAAATAAAAATCAGCCACCGCGGTGGACGACATTTTCTCAAGCGTGTTAAACGTAGATCCCGGTAGGCCACCGCCGCCTTTGCCGTGATGAGCAAAAATATCCAAACTCTTTTTTGTACCGCGATTTTTAAATCGTATCGACAAACGAATAAATGAGCAAACCCCAAGAAATTTTGTACCAAGTGCCGCGGCCATGATGTGGTCGGTGGTATCGCCATCATCAAAAGCAAAATAGTGATTACCGCCAAGCATGCCGATCATGCGACCACGCATAAACGATAGTTCGTTTACCAGCGTCTTAGCCACGCCTTTGTACATGTTGCCAATAGATCGTCTCGACGTATCGTGCATATTTGCATCGTTAATCACGATGCGTTCGCTCGTCGAAAAGCCATCGGTGTAATCACCCATTCCCAAAAAAACAGCGTTCTTTTGTTTTTTGGCGTAAGTTAAAAAACGCTTCCAAGTGTCGGGACAAAACATGTCGCTGTCGCGATGAATGTCCCCAAATGGAATCAGTTTAAACGGTTTATTTAACTCGGCCTCGATTTCAATTCGATGCGTGGTAAAGAGGCCGGTAGTTTTCACTTGTTAGAATACTTGATCGCTTCCCAAAGCATCAAGATGCCGGCGGTGATCGTTGCGATGATGCCGCGCTGATACCACTTCTCATGTTCGAGCACCGTGACGCGACCATTGGTCTTGGTTACTTGGGTGCGGATCTCCTCAAGGATCTGATCCTGAGCGTCCATGCGCTGCAGCACGCGGGCAAACATTGAATCAGTGCTGTTAGGATTGTAGTCGTCGCTCATTTTGATGTCCTCGAGTAGCGGGCGCCAAAATACCAGAAGATCGCGGTGAAGCTGCCAAAGAGCACCTCGGACTGCATGGCAACCTGTTGCGCTTCTGTACCAGAAAAATAGGCGCCGCCGATGATAACGATGGCAATCCATGCCAACAGTGGCCGCGTGAGTTGCTTGATCGCCTCAACGGCCAAATAAAAATCCGTCACCCAGGGCGATGCGCTCGGTGGGATCACGATGGGCGCGTCAGTTTTCTGTGACGCCGCAAACGCATTCCACGCGCCGGTTTTTTCGGCTGCATCGATGTTGGCCTTGAGCAGCGTGACCTTGTTTTTGGTGTCAAAGTAGTCGGTCACGCAATGCAGCGCGGATCCTAAGACGCCGCCAGAGGCAGCATTGAAAAGCATTTCGGCGATGTTCATCGTGACCTCTTTTCAATGAGCTTCTTTGATTTGTCCAAGGTATCCGCAACGCCGATCATGGCTCCGGTTGGAGCGTAGACGCGGTACTTGCCGCCTTCCTTTTGGATCACCCGGTAGTTATTATCGGTGCTCCAGGCTTGGCCGTTGGGGAGTTTCTCGGGTGCGGAAAATTCTACCGCCGGCGCGGCCGGCATGAAGTAGGCCAACTGCGAAGGTGATCCAACATCTTTACGCTTCCACTGTTTTCCAGCTTTTGGCGTAGACATGTAACCAGCAGCTTTATTTGCAGCATATGCTTCAGCTAATTGCTTGTCATTAAGCGCCGGCAATTTTTCAAGACCAGGAAACATTGCTTCATGCGGTTCAACGCGCTGACGGATGCGATCCCAAAGCGTCCATTGAGCAGGAAACACAGCAATGCCCAAATCATTTGCTCTGCGTTCATTTATTTCCAATGCAGATCTGTATGCATCAGACATTACCTGGAAGTCAGCGGGAGTCTCAATCCATTTTACATCACGAATGTGCTCTGGAGCATTTGCACTGATTTCACCTTTTGCTGTTATGAGTTTTGCTTTACGGCTACCCATAGCAGCAAAGACTGCTTCGTTTACAAATTCACGGACACGATCTGCACCATACACTTCAGCCTGGCCAAGTACATCATCAAGGCTTTTTGCCTTTGTTGCCGTAGGATCAGGCAATTTGGCCAACTCTTTGTTTCGTTCTTTTATTAAATCTGTTTTAGTTTTATCGCTTGATGCGTTGCTGATTTTTTTAGCAAACGACGATGAAACTTTTTTGGAGTCAGAAAGTAATTTGTTAAATCGATCAACAATGATGCCTTCAAAACGCTGACGCAATTGAGGATCTCCCAATAATTCTTGACCAAAGATTCGCGCCATATGGCGATCCATAGCGGAAATTGATGCATTGAGAGGATCCTGCCAAACAGATCCAAAAGATCCTGTTTTGGTTCCAAAACCGGACACTTGTGTCGTTAATTTATCGACAAAATTAGCCCACGATTCGTTGGGTTGTTTAACAAAGAAATCAGGATTTTTAGAGAAAAGACGCGCAGCATTTACGATGTTTGATAAGTCAGCAGTGATTGGAATACCAAGACCACCTTTTCCTGCAGCAATAAATCCTAGTTGTTGCTTCAACTGTTGATTCAATTTTACCAGATTTTCTTTTGTTGGATTGTCTGGATATAAATCAGCAAATTTCTTAATTTCATCCATCGAACCAAAGCGCAAGCGAGCCTGGCCCATTTCATTTGGCAGCAATGGAGCGTTTGGAGATAGCATTCCAAACACAATAGCGTTAAAGCTGGAAACCTTATCTCCAGGCGCCGGCTCCATTGTGCGGGCCAGCTTTGCGGTCAATTGACCATGCGTTGTTTCTGGCAACGACTTTACGTCAACTGGATGCGACTTCAGCCAAAGTAAATCGTAGTATGTGAATTTGCCATCTAGCCCGCCTGGCACTCTCGCAGTATTTCCAGCCACCCCTTGGGAGATTTCTTTGACATCTGAAAGAGGGCCAAGGTTTTCGACGCCGAATCCTTTGCCGTATTCTGCAAAGTCTTCTGGAGTCCAGTCTTTCGGTTCTTTGTTGCGGAATTTGATGTTACCTTGGTCGTCATATGAAACGTCTTTTGAGCTGGCCATATTGCGCCGGGGAAGTGCGGCTGCAACCTTATTTGCATTCCTCTCAGCCCCAGCCTGCGTGTCATAGATGCCGATCCGCTCGCCAGTCGGCGCGTACAGACTGTGCTTGTTGTTCGATTTTGAGATGATGCGGTAACCGCTATCTGGCGAATTAAAGATCTTGGAATCACCCAGATTTTCGGCCGGCATGAATCGCGCCTTGTTGCGATCATAAGCCAGTTGCGACATGCTGACCTTTTCTCCGGTGGGACGCATGTCGATCATGCGATCCAGCGTGAAATTGCGGATGTACTTAGCCGCAGTGCCGTCTTTGCCACCAAAGAAATCGGTCATGTATGCGGCCTTTGCAGCATCGCCAAATAGTTCCTTCGTCGGCACCGCATTCTCACGATCCGAAAGATTGTTAAGGTAGCGAGCAAGGTCGCCGTAGAACGTCTGGAAATCGGCCTTGTAAGGCCCAAGACGATCTCGGGACGCCAAACTCATCGCTTCGTTGCGAGCCTTGGAAATATCGAAAGTGCGGACAAACAACTCGCCGGCCTGGCTTGTGGCCAACGCATACGGAACAATGTCACGCTCGGTGATGCGGACGCCGTCATTGTAGCGTTTAAGCGTTTTGCCAGTTAGGCGACTCTTAATCTCTTTCGTAGCTTTACCGTTTCGGATGAAAATCACGTTTCCGCTTTCAATCGAATCTTTAAGAATGGTTATGCCTTTCTTCACCTTATCGATGATGTTAGGAGACGCTTGGATAGCAGCCAACTGTGCGTTGCTGATACCATCGCCTACGATCTGGCCATCGACCTCGCGCAGTCGTGGCTCATTCACGTCAACAACTGGAGCTGATTTGATTGCTGCAGTCAAAGCATCAGAGCTAACACGATCTTCTTGGGCCAGCACATCGTCTGGTTTCATGCGGGTAACGCCATCAACGCCAGTTTCTGCGATGCCCATGTCTGTAGCTATTTTTGCAGCAGCAGGATTGGCCAAATCACGATTTCTGATCGCAAAGCCAGTGTCTTCAGCCAGCTCAATCTTTTTGTTCATGTTGCGCCGGGCGCGAACCATGTCACGCAACGCCGCATTCAATGCTGGCGATGCCTGCTCGAGTTTGGTAAAAACAAGCGACTCAATTGGCTTTGATCCAAGACCGAGGCTTTGAGCGGTACGGCGCAAGAATCCTTCCGTATTTGAAAGCAGCGCCTTGTCCAAAATCGTGCGAGTTAAACCATCAAAACCGCGCAGCATCGCATCCGTGTCGCTGCCTTGAATCAGACGAGACATGTACTCGGCGCCAAGTTCTTCGCCAATCAATTTTGATTTCTCAACCAGCGTGTTAGCCTTGGCCCATTTGCTGTTTTCGTCGGGTTTTAATTTGAAAACGTAATCGTCAAATGTTTTAAGAATTGCCGCGTCATCAAGTAGGCCAGGCGTCGTGCGTGTCGACTGACCGTTTCCATCGATAACGTAGTTACCAACGATCATCTGCTCGGCTCGTTCAGCCAATGGACGAAGCTGATCGATAGCTTTGAACGCATGGAACATCTCATGGCCAACCGTCGCCTGACTGTTAAATTTATCGACGTTGATGTCTACGACTGGACGCTCGCCTTCAACGATCTGTACGCCTCGAGCATCTTGACCGTACTTCGTTGCAAATTCATCTGCAGTCGAAAAACGAACATCAGCGTCATTGAATTTGCCGCGAATGATGCCAGAGATGTCCATCACCTGAGCGGCGCCATCAATGCCCGAATTTTTAACAACGGTATCAAATTTGGATTGCGTGTCCTTGTCTAGATTCTCGTAAAAGCGATTAAAGTCGTTGTGCCGAGCCTCAACGGCAGCTTTTCCACTGGCTTTGTCCACAACTCGAGCGATGCCGGCACCGCCAGCACCAAGCACGCCACCGGATCCAAAGCCAGCCGCGGCGCCCTCTTCACCGCCAGCCAAACCACCAAGTACCGTGCCGATAGCAGCACCCTCGACGCCGCCGGCCAACGTGCGAGATCCGATATCAATGATATCGTCGCCACCGTATCGGCCAACCTTAGCGATGGCTCTGTCAAACGATGAAGCATTTGGATTAAGCGCCAAAGACTCCAGCGCACCAATGCGAGTCGGAGCGTTCATCAATTGCTCGCCCGCACGCTCCAGCACTTGGCCAGCCTTGTTTGCGCCCTCAATGGCACCAACTACGGCTGCGGCCTCAGTTACGCCAGGAATGCCCATTGCAAAGCCTGTGACGCCTGCGCCGGCTGCTACATTCCGTAGCTTGCCAGCATCAGCACCAATTGCCTCGCCCGCCATTCTGCCCACGCCGCCAATAAATTCGCTGAGTGGCTTAGTGACCGCGGTGGCTGCAGCGCCGGTGCCTTTCATGGCCAAGCCGGTTGCTCTTGTGCCAAATTTGCCTGCACCTAGAACTTCGCCAACGCCTGGGATAAACAACGTGGGATCCGCAATCAGCTTCAGCGTATTCTTAACGTCGTTGTTGACTAAGGCTGGATCAAGACCGGACACGGTTTCTTTGCCGGCTTCGTATTTTTGAGTTTGCTCAACAAAATCGCGGGCCTCTAGCCATTGCTTTTTTCGTTCTGCAACGCTGCTGGTTCCATCAAGCAGATCCTTAAATTTAAAGAAAAACGAGCTTGGATCCTCAGATTGCGCCACCATGCCGTACAAATCTCGAGTGCCTTGTAGGCCAGACTCGAGCGCCGTCGATGCAGCCACCTCTGGCGATAAATTACGAATCTCAAACAGACCTTTGATGCCTTTTCCAACGGTTTCGACAATGCCGCCGGCTGCACCAAGTGCCGTTTGCAGCAGATCAGTTTTCTTTTGATCTACGAATTTCTCATACAAGGAGAAATCTTCATCCGAGATCGTCTTTGAGAATCCTGGCATCTGGTTGACCTCGTAGGCCACGTCTTGCCCGTTGCGTGGGAAGTCACGTTTAATGACATCTTGAATCACGCTTTCTGGTGTTCCCTGATCAAACTCAATCGTTTGATTTCGGGACGGAATCTCAACTCGGATAGTTGGCATGAATTAAATACGCTGACCGGTGGTAGAATAGCGGATTACGGATGAACCTGGAGCAGATGGCCCAACAACGGTTGCGCCACTCATGTCTTGAGCACCGGAGGCTTTAATTTTGTTTCCAACCTTTGTGTTCAAGGTGCTCTTCAAGGATCCTAGACGCTCCTTGTTGTTTTCTTGAATGCTAAAAAAAGTAGTCGGATCAGAAATAACTTCTCCAAGCATTGCATACTCAGATTCATTTACGGCGCCAGGCCCAACGATCTGTTCACGCATCAAACCACGAGCTTGAGTGGCCAATGACTTGGCTTGTGCGTATTCTTTGGTGCCAGGGATTTTGACATTTGGACTGTCGCTCAACTTTATCAAATTATCGATGATTACTTGAGCGTCCATGTTGGCCGCAATAGAATCCTTCAGTTTATTGGCTTCTTCTTTTTGTGAAACCAAGAACTTGGATCCATTAAAATTAACGGTTCTTGCCGTTAAGTTATCTTGGAAATTGATCAAGCGTTCTTGGTCAGCAGTAATTCCGGTAGTAGGTTTTGGAGCCTCAACAAAATGTACTGGTTTGCCGTTGGACATAACAGCCGCGCCCCAGACGTTTCCTTTATCGTCCTTCAACTGCTGAACCTTAATTTCGGAGTCAGGTGTGATGTTAAATCTAGCAGCCAATGTTTGATCCATCTTTGGATCGAGTTTTCCTCCTTCGGCAAGATAGGTGGCAATTGCAGACTGATATTTTTCTTTGTTGTTGGTTGCGACCTGACGAGTGCGCTCAACATTAACAAATGGTAGGCCAGCGATCTGCTGATTAAATGAGGTTGGAACCTTATTGTAATCAAGAACTGGTGCAGCCGTGATAGGAGACGTTGGCAGAGCGGAGGCGCGTTCAGCAGCAGTCATTGGAGCAGCAGTGAGATCTTCACGCTGAACATTTTCCATTGGAGCAGCAGAAAGATCTGAAACGCCTTGAACTGGTGCGGATGGACGTGCGCTACGAGACATAACAGCTTGACCACCAAAACGCTCGATAGCAGACGGAGCAACTTGTGCAGATGGAGCAGGAAGTGAAGCGGGAGCCTGAGTAGGAACACCGCCACGATTCATCATTCCGCTCAGTGCCTCGGTGTCGATATTGCTGAAAGCACCCTGGCGCAGCGTTGGATTGTAACTAGAAGCATTTGCACCCTGATCTTGAAGATATTTGCTGCCAGCAATAAGACCCAGATCTTGGCCAGTGTACGTTTCATTTTTAGTAGATGGCGTGCCGGCCATTGCTTTTGAGTAAGCATCAACATTTGCGGCTTCTTGTCTTGCTGCGTTAAGTTGCATCGCGGAGATCTGAGCATCGCGTGCATTTTTAAATGACTGAACAAAGGTGCCAGCCTGAGCAAGCGTGGCTCGTTTTTGCGACAAAGACTGGCCACTAAAATCACCGAGTTTTTTAATCAGACCTTCGTATGATGCTTTTTGTTTATCGTCTTTGATGTCGCCTGCATAAGCCTGCAGCGAAGGTACAATTGCTTCAGCTTGGCCGGTAAGAAATTGATCTTCCTCTTTATTTTTACGATATTTCTCCAAGCTGGTTCCAATTGTTTCACCAATGGAAGCAAGCGCACCACCAAGCGAGCGCCCAATGTTAGCAGACGCCTGCATGTAACCCTCGGGAATAGGGCTGATGTATTGGACTGGTTGAAAGTATGGGCCTTTTTGCATGGTGAATTATTTGAGAGTTGCGATGCGCGAGTCCATCCACCGACGAATGAGACTCTTGGTGCGTGGTTTGTCGCTGATAAACTCAGCAAAGTTCTCGCCGTACTTGATGTAGAAGTCGTGAAACCATTTTGGTGCGCGAGTAAGAAGCCAGGTGCGGAAGCGTTTCCATTTTGGATTGTTGATGCCGTAGACCTCGCGGGCGACCCAGCATGGAGTTTTGAATCCACCGCCAGCCCAACCGCCGGCCGCAGATCCAAGACCAGAGGCAAGACCACCGATAACCGCGGCGTTGGATTGAGCCGTGGCGATGTTCGCAGCGTTCGTGGCCTGCTGATTGCCACCGTAGATATTGTTGGCGTAGCTCGATTCGGGATTAAACAACGCAGGGCCGGCCATGTTCGTGAGATTCATGCCTTGATTGGTCGTGTTCTGCGCAACATTGCCAGCAGTAGAAGACCGGCCGAGGATCGCAGCATACGGATCCGACATCGTGGCCTGTTGCAGACCCACCAACTGTGCAGCGTAGGCGCGATCAGCACCAAGACCTTGGTTGTAGAGTTGCCCAGCTTGGCCGAGATTCTGGTAGTAGTTTTGGAGCTGTTGAGCTTGAAACGCACGATTGCTCTCAGCGGCGCCAAGATTGGCCTGCTGATTGGCAAGCTGTGTCTGGTAACCATATTGAGCCATGAGCTGCTGCTGTTGCAGTGCCGCGGCCTGATTGGCCAAACCGGCTTGCTGGGCAGCGTCACGATTAGCTTGAGCGACGTTTGACTGATTCAGCGCATTAAATTGCTGACCCTGCAGATTGACCTGCTGGTTGGCCAGAGCAGCGCGTAGAGCAGCATCCTGATTCTGAGCCTGCAGTTGAGCCTGCGTGTTGACGTTAAATTGACCGGCTTGCAGACCAGCTTGCTGATTAGCCAGAGCGATCTGATTTGCGGCCTGCTGATTAGCCAGATCCGCTTGCAGACCAGTCTGCGCGTTAAATTGACCAGTCTGAATGCCAGCCTGTTGGTTTGCCAATTGAGCGCGGAGAAGAGCGTCCTGATTTGCCTGCTGGGCTTGGATCGAGGTGCTGGCGTTGAATTGACCGGCTTGCAGACCGGCTTGTTGATTCGCCAACTGAGCCTGGAGTTGGTTCGCGGCATTTTGTTGCGCCATCTGGTTACCCGCAGCCTGATTGGCCAAGGCAGCCTGTAGACCAGTCTGAGCATTGAATTGACCAGCAGCGAGCTGATTACCGATGTTCTGCTGCTGCATGCCAACATCAGCACCAAACACGTTGCCAGCAAAGCCACGATTTGCGGCCTGCTCGGCTTGCAACTGTTGGTTCACTTGGCCGGCCAGACCGAGGTTCTCAATGGAGCGTTGGCGCTGGTTGACTAGACGATTCTGCACCTCGGCGCTGATGGCTTGTGGCGACATTGCCATACCGCGAGCGGCGTATGATGCACGCACTTGCTGCTCGGCCTGACGTTGCTCGGCGGCGCTTAAACTGCCGTCCGCGGTAAGATTGTTGAGCACGGCATTCTCAAGTGCTGCCGAGATCTTAGATGGGCCAGCGTTGAGTGCCTGACCGTAGAGCGAGGCGCCAAGCGTGCCAGGCTGAATAAGACCGGCCTGCACCTGCTGCGGGGCAGCAACCTGTTGGGCCTGCAAGGCTCGAGCACGCACATTTCGAGCCTCGACCTGTGCCGGCGTCTCAATGAGCGCAGCGCCCACGCGCTCGGCGCCTACGGTGCCAGGTGCGGCGACCTGCGCTGCGGCAAGTTGTTGAGCCTGCACAGATCCCGGCGACGCCATCTGCTGCGCGGCGACATCCATCGTGTTGATATTACCAAACGAAGTATTCTCACGGCCAACCATCTGCGCGTTGATGTTAGGGCCGGCGATCTGTTGAGCGGCGATGTCCTGCTGACTTGGTGGCACCGACAAGAAAGCATTCAGACGATTGAACGGCTGATTGTTGCTCGCTTGAAGTGCTTTTGCCTGCTCCATCTGAGCAAACAGCTCAGGATTTGCGGCCTTAAATGCGGCCTGAGCGGCTGGAGCTAAATTGGCGACATCTTGAATGTCAGCAGTGCGCTGCTGAGTGTTTAAGCCCTGCTGGATGCCTTGAAATTGTTCCGATGAACGTCTGTATTGATCCAACAGACCGGCTTGGCCTTCGGTGCCAAACATCGCCTGCTCGGCCAGCTTGAGCTGGAGCTGATTGTATTGCGGCTGGTACTGAGCCTCGGATGCATACAACTCTGGCGCCAGCGCGATCTGCGTGGCCAGCGTGTCCTGGGTTTCTTGTGCGTAATTACGTTGCGGAGCTGTCTGAACAGTTGTTGATCCCATATTGTTATCCCTTTAAAGCTGCGAGTTGAATGTATTTTGGAGTGAGTTCGATGACCTTGTTAGGACGGAGCGCAACGACGCGCTCAACGGATCCAGCCGGCCAGCGTTTGAACATTTCTAAGAAGAGTAGAGTAAGCCCGCCCTTGCGGGTATTTACGACATCAAGGATTACCAGAATCTTGCCGAATGGATTGGTGCCGCGCCACTCCCACTTTGCCGTGATCTCCTCGGGATTGCATTGGATCGCGGTGCCGAGTGCAACGATCTGACCCTTATCTTTTACCAAGGCAAGAGTGTTTTGGCCGGCGTGGAATGCGAGGTATTGACGGACGTTCTCTCTTGGCCAGTTAATGAAGCAGCCGGCGCCACCGTTGTTGACGGCAAAGTCGGTAATGTGCTCGAGCCAGTCGGTCTGTTGAGCATCAGCATTCATTACTGCTCAGATACCAGATTGCGGCCTGGCACGGTAGCGTTGACGCGCAGACCACGGATTGTTGGCCGGCCAAAGGTAGACTCAAATTTTAGATCCAGACCAAAGCCACGCTTTGCGATTGGGAAGCGCACCGTGTAATCTTGGTTAGATCCTGACGAGAACGTGAAGACCTCGGACGAGTTGTCGGGATTCTTGGCGATGGCCGTGATGACCAGCGTGTCGTTTGCGTTGGACAAGATGTCGACCTCACCGGATGCAAATCGTTTTGAGGTGAAGGTATTGTAAAAATACCGACGCGAAAGAATCTGGCCGGCGACTTGGTACTGACGGAAATTGTTCGTGATGTACGCGGGGATCTGGAATGGCAGCGTGGGCGTGCCGGTCAGATTATCAAACTCGTCGTAGTTGAGTTCTTCGCATAGGAAGATGCCATTCTCGCGGTTAATGGCGTACATGCGCTTGGCCTGCCCGTAGAGTGATACGACAAAGTTATCGACGTACATTCCGGTGGGGAATGTGTCGATGGACTCCCACGCCTTGTTGAGCATCGAGTAGACCAGCACGGCATTATTGCGCGTGGCGCCATCGATTGGGACGGCCAGATAGTAACGGTTGTTGAACATGCGACCAACGGCACCAGAGACCGCGGTGGCATTAATTCTGGCGATGATATCCGAGATAGGATCGGACAGCGGCGTCGTGTTCCCGAGTAGCTTTAAATCAAGCGAAGGGTTGAGGAGATACACGCCGTTGTCCGAAAGAAAGAAGATGTACTCGCCGGCATTCACTACGGTGCGCCGAGCCGAGCATCCAAATTCTGCGGTCAAGGATTGAATAAAAGAAGTGCCACCGGGGGCGGCGCCAGACGTGTAGCCATTGGGATCAATGTAGGCGTAGTAGATCGAGTTGCGCTCAAAGATAATGAACTTGTCTTCCTGCCACGGCTGGAATCCGACGATGGCGTCGTTGGATCCGAGGTTGATCACGAACTGCGCGAAGTCCACGTCCCAGGTGTTGTAGTCGAGGTAGTCTGACGCGGCGATACGGTCACGCGCTGTTTTCACCACCAGACGATTCTTGAAATAAAGACCAAAATCGCTGCATGGCATGTTGGCCGATGCGCCAGTAGTCACGCCCTGCGGAACTACGCTTACCGTGGATGCGCCATCCCATACGAGCGGCGCCTTGCCTTTTTTGCAGTAGATTGTGCCGGTTGCCGGCGTGGCGGGCGTGCCGGTCACCGTGTAGTCAAACGTGTTCGTGGCGACGTTGGAAATTACAAATGAGCCGTTGTACTCAGACTGAGAAGCGCCCGAGATGATGACCTCGTCACCATTTGAAAAACCGTGCGAGGTGATCGTTACGGTGGCAGTAGATCCCGAGCGCGTGATGCTGGTGACTGCAACAGGATCGCTGCCCTGACCGCGGAAGATGTAGGCCACGTTGTTGGCCTGCACAATATCTACTTTGTCGGTCACTGCGATGGTGCGGCCGGTTGGATAGTTGATCGCGCTTCCAACCGTCAGCGTGGCGGTGTTGTAAATATAAAGTGCGCCGGCCATCGCCATGATGATGTACTCAACGCCGGCCGCGGTTGAGAAGACGCCTGAGCCGTAGATCGGTAACCCGGCAATATCTACGGTGGTCAGGCGCTTCTGGCCCTTGCGAGTAATGGCAATACCAAGGTCGAGCCGCATATTCTGCGAGAGCTGGACGTATCCAGGTTCAAGCTGGAGCGGATTCAATCGGCTCTGCATGCCGATGAAACCGTTCTCGGCCTCGACCATGTACTGGTTACTCAGTGCCATTTTTTATTCTGGTTTTGGAGCGTCAGGTGTCGCTGGTGTGTTTGCTTTCACGATCTCGGTGAGCTTCGTGCGTAAGCCGCCAACCGTCGCGAGTTCTTCACCGCGAAACGCGCCACGAGTGGAGCAAACGTCGATGAGCTGAACGACGGCAACGAGGTCATTGATGTCGATGGTGGGGGAGGATGTATCGGGCATGGTAGTGTTTTAGTTGGATTCAGTGACTGGTTTTAACGGCTCAACAATAACCTTGCCGTTTTCATCTGTCCAGTCGGTTTCCATCATGTGCGGGTCTTGGCGTTCGCCAAT